CATCGGGTATTTCTTTCATCTTCTCAAGGCAATCACCCAACATCAGCCGTATTGTTGAACGCCTCCCTTCGAGAGGATACAAAAAAGCCGACCCCGAAGAGACGGCTAGATTTGTGGTGACTAAAGGCCCGTCCACGAGTCACAAAGAGACTTGAGGCGCGTGGAATAGGCACACAAAAAGACCGGATTGCGTAGCGGGCCGGTCCATGTGCGTTGTTATTTTTCCCACAAAGCTTGTATCTCGCGTATCAGGTCTGGATTGTCCCTGATGACTTGGAGCAGCCCGTAGGCTAGCCCGTCAACGAAGCGTTCCTCGTCGTCGTTATTCTTCAATACGTCGTTGAGCTTAGACGTGAGAATGATCCCGTGGACAACCTCGTGGAGCATCGTCTGAGCCTGACGCTGTTGTGACATACTCGGTTCAATTTCAATACGAGACAAGTTGACGCATATTCTCCCGCACGCGTTTTCCGATATCGACAGCTCAGGGTTCACGCGCACCTCGAAATCCATGCCGCCTATCCTGATGGTTTTGATGTCAAGAACGCTCATTCATCCCTCCATAACGGAAATAAAAAGGCCGTCCCTGGGGAAGCGGCCACAACCCGGCGTCAAGGTAGCGATTGCCCGGCGCGGGTTAGCCTTGCTTCCTCAACTCCTCCAGCGTCAGTGGTCGCCCGCGTTGGTCCACCATGTCGCGCACAGATAGCTTGCCTTCTTTCCAGAGTTTTGCCCGCTTCGGGCCAAAGACCTCGATGATGTCCTCTTCGTTTCGGCCCTTGAGCCATCGCTCGAAGGTCATCTTCTCCGGCACCTGTCCATCGATAGATGCCCTGGTGCTCGCTGACACTTCGTCGGAATCAATGCCCATCTCACGAAACGACCTGGTGATAGGCGTCAAAACACTCCTGCAATTCCAATGAGCGGGAGGTGAGATGAAACTCATGTTATGGCCTATCGGGTTGCCATCGAGATCCCACATGAGGCCGTCTCTGGCTGCGCAGCCAAGTGTAGTGCGAGTGTCGAGCGTCGAGACCCACATGACGCCCCTGATGACGTCGGAATTCTCCCGGTAGAGCCTCATCCGCGCATCGTTGGCGACGGCCTGAACGCTGGTGCGAATGACTGCCTCCGCGCCTCTCTTCGTGCCTTTGGACAGATCGAAGACGGCATTGCCGGAGCCGTCCACGCCACCCTTAAGCCTCTTTAACAGCTGGTAATTCGTCTCGCCCTGGAGATATCCTTTCCGCATCTGGTCCTTGAAGCCGGTGATGAGTCTGTTCTCCTGGCGAGACCACCATTCCCGCGACGGCGCACCTTCGATAAGCACCTCCGACGCCGCCGCCATGATCTGCTCTCTGACGATCGGCGTCATGGTGATGAGCTTGACGTTGAGTGCACCGTTAATCGCGTTCATGGCCCATTGAGACTCGATGTCGGCCAGAGATGCCAACGAGCCCTCCAGGCGGCCCGATATCTCCGCGTAGGTGGCCTTGATCGTGGCATCCGTGCGCTCGAAGAGGTAGCGCAGTTTTGCCATCTGGAAGTCCGTAGCTCTGATGGCTCCGTCCTCCATGTCCATGATTCTCATGCGGAGTTCGCCGAAGAGTCGGTCCAGGAGTTTCAGTACCGCCCGTCGTTCTCCTGCGGCGAATCGTTCCAGCCTGATCGCCCTTTTGCGGATCTGTTCAACGATCTGTTCATTCGCCGAAGTCATCGGAGGGGCCTTCCAGCGAGAGAAGTTCAATCTCTCCCTCGATGTCGAAATCGTCAGGCAGAAAATCGCGTCGCTTGAGCTCGGAGAGGAGCGTCCGTGACGTGATTTCACCTGCCGAACGCAACTGGATGAGAGCCTGCGCCTCTGCCGCGGCATCGCGGGGCATGGTAAATTGACCCCGAAGCTCGACAGAGCCGCCGTCAGGCAACCCGATCCACTCCGCCATTAGAAGAAGGGCGTTCTCGATACTGTCCTTGAATGCGAATGCCATTCGTTGCAAATCGCTTGTGGCCTCGGAATATCTAACCTGGGTCTCCGTTGCCGTCGCGGCACCGGACGCCTTGGGCATGAGCATCTGAAGCCCCATGGTGGCCATGTCGGCCTTCAGGTCCTCCAGTCGTTGTCTTGCCGCACCGAGGGCAGATCCAGAATGCTCAACGTAGTAGAAGCGCCCACCCTCAGATTGTGTCGCCAGCACACGCTGTGGGCCGATCACGATGGAGGGGTCCCTGTCCGCGTCGTAACCGGAGATGGCCAGGATAGGGAACGAGGCCACACGAAGTGCGTTGTCATAGTCGGAATCAACCTGGTAATGTTGGACATTTTTATAGGCTAAATCCAGTAGCGGTGGGCTTCCGTACCATGCAGCATCCTTGTGACCGTACACTGGAACGAGGGGAACTCGCCCGATGGACATGGGCCCTTCCTCGACGACGACATAGGAGGACTGATTGTCCATCCGGCGCTCTTCGTGCAACTGATACCAACCTGGGTAAAGCACCCTGACCCGTTGCCTTGTCTCTTCGCCATAGAGCCCGGAGGGTACAACGAACTCCTCCTTAATCCGTGCCATCTGGATGTCCGACGCCCTTACTCCCGTCCTGACGCCCAAAAGGTTACGCGCCGGAACGTTGACCATGTAGGGTCGTGCTCCGATGGACCGCTCATCGGCCAGAGACAGGCCCGGCTCGGTCCTCGTGTAGTCAACCAGGATGGCCCCAAAGCCGATCCCCAGCACGTCGAAGAACAGCGAAGGAGCGAAGGAGTTAATGTGAGTCCCCTGGAGATCGATATCCTCGCACCACTCCTGGATCTGAAGCGGCACGTCGTCCTGGAGCACCAAAGGCCTTGAGAACGCCTTGCCGACGAGATGCCGTATCGTCATGGCGTAATAATTAGCCAGCACCGACCGTTTAACGCGGATGGCGTAATCGTCGCGTCCCTCGGCGGGATGTTTTGGCAGGAACTCATCGTGCGCCTCCCTGATCGCATATGTGCCACCCAGAAGCGCCTCGCAGATCGGCCAGAACCTCGACATTTCCCTGTATCTCTTGTCGGGGGTCATTACGTTATCGTTGTCTCTTGTCGCCACCGTCTCACCTCCCGCTGAAGTCCGTTATAATCATGGCGTTCTTTTTCCGAATCAGATTAACCAGCGCGTAGCGCAGTGCGTCTATGCAGTGGTTATGTGCATCCACAATGACAGGCAGGACCTCTCCAGTGTTGCGGTCGACCTTGTATTTGTAGAGCCTCGACTCCTCCACGGCGTGCTTGCATCTCTCATGTATGACGATGCGCTCGAACGACCGCAGGTAGGCGATGCCGTCCTCTACGCTGCCGGACCACTTCGGCGATCCTGAAATCTTGAAACCCTGGCGAGACATGTAGCTGATCGTCTCCGGTCGTGCGCAGTCTGCGATGATCGGCCAGTCCCGCGAGCCTGGCACTTGGTCGAAAAGCGCCGGCGTCTTGTCGATGTCCACGCCGATACCGTAGGCTTCATGGTCAACATAGAGGCACCTGTCTTTTATGAAACACCGGATTAACACCGTTGGGTCTTGGCTGAAACCCCAGTCGGCCCCGTAGAAAAACCTGGCGTCACCTGGTGTCTCGAAGGACTTGACGTCGACCTTGCCGCGCAAGATGACGGCGTCTGAAATGCTGCGCGTTTCGCCTTCCCATATATGCAAGTAGGCATCGGGGTCAACGCGTCGCAGGTATTCCATCTCCTGTCGCAGGACGTCAGGGAACCACGGGTTATCGCGCCATGAGACGAGCCTGACGATAGAATCAGGCGGTGGGTTCAGCACGAAACGCTTATACGTCGGATCGTCGTCTTCGTTGGGATTAAAGGTGATCCAGATTTCAGATTTGGGCTTTCTGATCGTCGGTATCAAGACGTCCCACGACTCATCCGAGACGCTCTGAGCCTCCTCCACCCAGCAGAAATCGACACCTTCTGTCGATTTGATCTCCTGGACGTTGTGGCGAAGGCCCTTGAAGATGAACTCCGTACCGTTGGCTCCCCTGATCTGCGTCTTGAGGACCTGGTACCAGCCGTTCAGATTCATCGACTTGATTTGCTCGCCAAGCAGCTTGTGGACGCTATCGGCGATGCTGGTCTGATATTCGCGTGCACAAAGGACTCTTGACTGCCTCTGCATCCCCATCAGCAGCAGAGCACGAGCAACGCACCATGATTTCGCTCCTCCACGACCACCGTAATAGACCTTGTAGCGCTTGGGCTTGAATAGCCCCTGGAAGGCAGACGGGAACTCTATTACCGGTCCCTCGACAGCTGGCTTGCGCCTACTCTTCTTTGTCTTTCGGGTCAACGAAATTCACCACGATATTAGGGGGCGTCAGCGGCGCTCCGTCCTGTCCTGTCAGCTCAAGCGCGCTTGTCTCCCTCCACCCGGCTCTGCATTTGAGCCAAAAAATC